AGTGACTGGAGTTCAGACGTGTGCTCTTCCGATCTGTCCGGCGCGTAGCCGTTGTCGTTTCCGTCGATATAATCCTGTACCCAGCGCTCATAGTTTGCCAGGATAGTAGCCCCGTCAGCCCCCCACGCTGTAGCAGCGGTTACCTTGTTGGCTTCTGGCACACCAAAATCTACACCCAGTTTAATACCGGATTTATCATAGATCATAGCACCGTTACCCAGTGCTTGCCAACGAAGCCATTCTACACGGGCGTCAATGTTAGACTTAAGCTGTGCGGTCTTCTTAAGGACCTGCTGTACAGCCATCTTACGGCGACCTTCGTTACCCTTGTCAGACATAGCAGCAAGTTCTTTCTTTGTCAGAATATAGGACTGTCCCATATCTGCGATAGAACCGCTTACACGTCTTACCGGGTCACGATCTGTTAAAGGCAGTTCCGCCCCAGCATCTACCAGGTCGGCCATATCTGCCTGTCTTTCAATTACTGTTTCGTTCCACTCCATATCGTATGTGTTTTCGGAAGGAAGGAAACGGCTACCGATATATCCGGTTTCCACTGGAACTTCACGGATAGTTTCGGTAAATAACGGGTTCTCAAAGAACTCGCTTAAATTTGCTAATCCAGCCATTTTTATTTACCCCTTTCTTTACACGAATCTGATAGCAGCGCCTACAGCTGTTTTAAAAGCTGCGGTACAGCCTACCAGAAGACTTTCATATACCGCACCATGTACAAGAACCTGTCCGGCGGTAACATCTGGATTTTTACCCTTGTCGTCAACTGTGAATTTAATACTTTCGTCAAGGATAACCGGGTCACTCTTTCCCGTTGGAAAAGCACTTTCTGTATCCTTGTACGGTTCGTACTTACCTGTGGTGTTGTCTTTTACAAGACAGGTACCTTCTTCTACGAAGCCGCCAGTTTCAAACTTAGAACCGTCCAGTGTGATACCATTTACGGCATACGCATAATGGGCGCTGGCCTTAATTTCTTTCGCGGCTACGTAGGATTTTCGTCTAACTGTTACGTCGTTATTCTGCATAACAAAAACCTACCTTTCTACTTTTTATCGTCTTTCTTAATACCCAGCATTTCTAAAGCTTCCGCTTTCTTTGCTTCCAGTTCTCCGTTTTTAGTGCTACCAGCACCGCCAGGACCTTTACCGCGGAAACCATTACCAGAACCACCAGCGCCGTTATCGTCGCCGCCGTCGTCCCCAGCTGGTTTAAATAAGTTCGGTTCGGCGTCATGTACTTTACGGATAGCGCGAGCCACGCTCTTAGCGTCCGCTGTTCCGTTTTCTTCGTCGAACTCGACACTATCCAGATAGTCGGTACTGATCGCCCTTACTACCTGTGCGGGATTTACAGGATTATATTTACCAGCTTCCTTAAGAACGGCATTTTCGATAATCAGCTTCTTACACTGTGCTGTAAGATCGTCAACCCTTGCTGCCTTCGTTTTAAGGTTAGCCAGTTCCGTTTCGTCAATGGAAGAACCGCTTCCGCCTTCCTCGCCGTCTTTTCCAGAAGAACCGTTTTTAATGGTTTCTGCCACTTTACTAAGTAACGTCTTATCGTCCGCTTCGATCGTTACCCCAGCGTCTTTAAGGGCTTTACGGACCATTTTTACAGCTTTCTTTGCTACGGTGCTGTCTACGTCGGCCTGGCTGTACTTCGGTCTTTCATAGTCCGGGTCATACTCTAACGCGTCGTCGTATGCGTCCTGGTCTAAGATTTCGTCTTCCAGCAGCTTTTTACATTCTGCTTCGTACTGGGCCTTCGTAAGTTCCCCCTTCAAGTAACGTTCCTGTAATTTTCTAAGTTTTCCCATCTTTAAAACTCCTTTCCGTATTAAGCCCGTCGGCTATATTCCAGCGTTCCGCGCTGTCGGGTTCCACGGCCAGTATTAAACGCCCTGGCTATGTTACGGCAATAAAAAGACACGCCTTACAAGCGTGTCGTATCCGCGGAAACCGCCGCGTCGGTATTATAAAGGCGACTGCCTTATAATCAATTATGAATGTCAAGACCTAAAGGAACGGTAATTATCTGACCGTTAAAACGCTTTCTTTCCACCTGTTTTCTAAGGTCTTCCATGGTTTCCCCCGGTCTTAAATATTTTTTCGGGTTATCGGCGTTTACCATATCTTTTACGGAAGGTAAGCCCACTTCCTTCGCGTATTCGTCGTAGCTTGCCGCTTTCGTGTAGTACAGTTCGTCGTTTTTATCAAAAGCGGCCTTCTGTATGTTCTTAATACCAAGACCGGAAAGAATGGCTACCCACCTACAGCGACAATGTGGGTGGTTCGGTATCCGGCGTCCAGGTAGCCCAGGGTTCATAGGCGTATCATAATCCAGATCGTACGGGTACTTCTTACTGTAGTCAGCGTCGGCTGCGCAATAAGCAGAAGTCTTACTGTCAAAAGTAGCGTCCCTGTATTTTCCTTCCACTATGTCTGCGTTTTCCATAAGGGAATACGACGTACCCAAAGCGTTCGCCCTTGTCATTTCTGTACGGATAATACGGCTTCCTCTGTAGTAACTTTCGTCTATCCGCTTAGAAAGTTCTTTAGCAGCGTCGCTGTACTGCATTTTCCGCGTAACCAGTTCTTTTACGGTTTTTTCTGCCTGTTCCGCTACCAGGTCTACGCTTTTCCGTATCCTTTTGCTGTAAGTCGCCCCATCTGGAAGCCACGGGTTAGCAATAACACCAAGTACGCCAGACTTCGTAAGGTTCGGTACAGTAACCGCACATCTGGCGGCCTGTTCCAGAATATACGCCGTAGTGTTCGCGCCGTAGAAAACTGTACCACAGATAACGGAAGTAGCGAACGGCTGTAACTTCGCATTTAGTAGATTAAGTTCCGGTATGATCTTCGTAAGATATTCTTCCTGTATCTTTTTCGCCCACCGCCTGGTAGGTATGAAGTCCGGGTTCTGTTCGTCTACGTATTTTTTCGCGACATCTTCCAGGTGTTTTACAGCCATTTCCTGTAACTGCCCGTAAGCTGGTGCCATTTCAAGAATGCGATCATCTATGTACGTGTCCAGAAGCGACGTATAATAGTCTACGTATTCTTCATAATGCTTCTGGGCTTCACTTATCCACGACATAGGCTACCCCCTATTCTACCGGCTGTGTGATTGTGGAACCCGTGGCGCTATTCTGCTGGCTGTCCGGGTTATCCGGGTCGCCGCCAGTATCGCCCAGGTTATCCGCACCGTAACCGATAGCTGTAAGGCTGTTAGTGATACTGTTCTTGCTGTCTTCTTCCTTCTGTGCTTTCATTTCTTCCAGCGCCTTCTGTGGGTCGTCGATAAACCACAGCAGTTCATAAAGGTAACTGTCTGGTACAATGTCCGCAAGTTCCGCCACAATGTCCGCGATTTCCTTGTTATTCTGCGGAAGGTTACGGCTAATCGTAACGTCTAACCATTCATCCTGGTACAAGTCGTCCCTGGCTTCGATCAGTTCCGGCGTGGTAATTGTTTCATAAACTCCGGAAGTAACACCGTCTGCATAAAGCTTTTGTACGTTCAGAAGGTCCGTAAGGATAGAAAAGAAGATTCTAAACGCCTGTATAAGAAGCGGTTCCTTTTTACCCGCCTTAATATCAAGCCCAGCGTACTTCATTTTTATTTCGGTAGCTGTTGCCCCGTTTAACTCTGCCAGACGCGGCGTATTTGTCGTGTCCAGTACGTCGTTCTTCATACGGGTAAGACCGTTTTCCACCGCGTTATCTTCCTGGGACTGGGCTATAAAGCTTGCCTTACTTTCCTTGTCCTTAAGTGCCAGGGCGCGGGCTTTTCTCATTTTTAGAACTTCGTTTTCGTCTACATCTACACCAGTTAGACATAGATACTGGTCCTGTAGATACTCCATAAGGTTCGCCTTGTCGCTTAACCCGTGGCAATACGCTACAGCCAGCGGAAGGACGCCATACGCCAGATCAGACTTACCATAGCCCTTAATACGTTCTTCGTATTTCGCCGGTAGCTGGTTCTGGCAAACTACCACCGGTATACGACCGGCCTTATGTTCTATCGGGTTACCGGTCTTCGACTCTTCTTCGTCCAGGTGTAGGCTTTCCATGCTGTCGCCGGTATAGTAAGTAACGTACCGATCGTCGTAAACCTCTAACCTGGTCTTCGTTACTTCGCTTCCATTCTGCCACACGCCTACTTCATACCGACGAAAAAGAAGCCTTAAGCGCTTCCTTCCGTCGTAAACCGGTATGATTTCCTGTATCGGGTATTCGCTGTAATCAATATTACCCCTTTCGTCCACCCAAACAATAATAGAACCGAAGCCGCCTATACACATATCGCGTAACAGGTTGGAAAATTCCCCCTGTGCCTTATCCTTAAGCAGCTTCATAATCTTTTTTCTGTATTCCGTGATTATCTCACGTTCTTCTGTTTCTTCGTCGTCCTGGTCTGGGTCTTCCACCGTATAGATAGGGGATTTACCCAGCATATAGTCCACCAGCGTATCTACGATAATCTGAACGTAATTAGAAATAAGCTTGTTT